GTTGAATTTACTGGATGGTGTAACTGCGACAACAAGTGAATTAAATATTTTAGACGGAGTTACTGCAACTGCCTCTGAGCTTAATATTTTAGATGGAGTAACAGCCACAGCAACAGAAATAAATTTACTAGATGGTGTAACTGCTACAACTACAGAGCTTAATCACACTGATGGGGTCACATCAAATATACAAACTCAACTAGACGCTAAACAAACCTCTGATGCACAACTTACAGAATTAGCAACAATGGGTGCTAATACAGCAAGTGCTTTAGCTGATCTTTCACAAGCTGAAGTTCAGATATTAGATGGAGCAACAGTCACAACCTCTGAATTAAATATATTAGACGGAGTTACAGCGACAGCTTCCGAACTAAATATTATGGATGGAGTGACAGCTACAACTGCTGAACTCAACCATACTGATGGAGTTTCAAGTAATATACAAACTCAATTAGATGCTAAACAAGCTGCGGATGCTGACCTTACTGCGTTATCAGGTTGTCAATCTGGTGCTGCTGCTGCATTAGCTTTATTGACTGCCACTGAAGTTGCAATATTAGATGGGGCGACTTTAACAACTACTGAATTAAATTATGTAGATGGTGTAACTTCTGCGATCCAAACACAGTTAGACGCAAAGCAAGCTAGTGATGCACAGCTTACAGAGTTAGCAACAATGGCTAGTGGCACAGCAGATGCTTTAGCTGATTTAACAGGTACAGAAGTCGGAATATTAGACGGAGCTACAGTTACAACTGCAGAGTTAAATATTTTAGACGGTGATACATCTGCAACATCAACAACTCTTGCCACAGGAGATCGTATGGTCGTAAACGATAACGGCTCCCTTGTCCAAGTTGCTATGAGTGACTTAGTCACATTCTTGGAGGATGGATCAACTTCTGGTTTTGATTTAGACGGTGGGACATTTTAGACCATAGGAGGTAAAAGCCAATGGCTAATGTTATTAAGCTAAAACGAGGCACTAGCACACCTACAACAAGTGATATAACTAGTGGAGAAGTTGCTCTTGATACTTCTGCCCAAAAATTTTATGTCAATGATGGTGGAACTGTAAAAGAAATTGGTGGTGGTAGTAGTGTTCCGACAGGTGGTGGAAGTGATGCTGTTTTTTATGAAAACGATCAAGCGGTTACAGCAGATTACACAATAACAAATGGTAAAAACGCAATGGCAGCGGGGCCAATAACAATAAACAGTGGAGTCACTGTCACTGTTGGCAGTGGTGAAACCCTTACTATTGTTTAAATTATGAAAGCATTAATAGAAAAACAAATTCTTGAATGGCAGCAAGAGATTATTAAACAAAATACTTATGTAATGAGATTAGAAGGTGGCATACAAGCTTATCAGTTGTTACTACAAAAGATGAATGAAGAGGAAGAAAAAACAGGAAATATAGAACTAGGGGTAAAAAACGAAAAAAAGTAGAAGGGATACTCGTAAGAGAGTGTCCTGTCTGTGGTACTACCTTTAATACAATGGAACAACGAAAGATATATTGCTCTGGAGCGTGTAAAACAAGATCATGTAGAGCTAAGACTACTAATCAACTTTAGGAGTCATTTGTCTAGTCATAATACCCATAGTGACGTAGAGAGGACTTAGGGCTACAATTAAAAGCAGAACGACTATGCTCATCATTGAGCAAGCTCGTATTACTGAATCTTTAATCATGTTTCAAAAAATAGCTAATGTTTTGAGTATTCTTTCATTCCTAATGGTAACTTCTGTTATTGGTGGAGGATACTTTGGTTATAAGTATGTAACTTCAGAACAGTTTAAAACTAAGATGATGAATCAGGTTATGGGTAATGTTCAAGGATTGATGCCGAAAGTATTAGATCAAGGCTTACCAAAAATGACAGGTCCATCTGTGGGTGTACCAAAAGGAAACGATTGGACTTCAATGCCTAAATTCTGATGAATTGTTATTGGTGCGGTACAGAATTAATAATAGGTGGTGACATTGATATTGAAGATGGGATGAATGGTTATCCTGAGTTTTCGGTGATGACTAACTTATCCTGTCCTAAATGTCATTCAGAAGTAGAAGTATTAAAGAAAAGAGATGCCTTCGATTAAGATTCCTGAGATAAAAATACCAAAAATAGATATACCCGAAACACCTTTTATAAATGAACACGTTTTAACAGGAAATATTCCAGGGTGTAATTTATATCACAGAGATTTAGAAATAACAAAAAATCCTAGTATCTTATACAACGATAGAAACGCATATATAACTTGCCCAGAAGGAGAAATGCCTTCGTTCAATCCAATAGAATACGATCCAAGTAAATTCATAAGAACAGTAACTCCTACGCAATCTCCACAACAACCAGAATATAGACCTGTTATTCCGAAGAAAAAGGAAGATAAAGAAACAATAGAAATACCGCCCTGCCCTGGAAAACGTGATTTAAGAGTAGGAAGTTTTGTTAACGAAAAGCGTTTAGAACGTGTAAAAGGTTATAAAAGGGGAGAAGATGGAATTGAATGTATCACTCTTTATGAAGACGTACCTTTCAAAGATCAATACATCCCAACACCTAGCGTGGTTGTCTCTACTGCTCTTATCGCTAGTGTGGCTGCGACTACACCTCTTATTCTCAATGCTGTAAAACCTTTAGTTAAACAATTAATAAAAAAGCTCACAAAGAAAAAAGATAAAGTAAAATAAAAGAACCTTATTTTTTCATGGCGACAGATAAGGTGTCTAGGTAGGCAAGTTCACCCGTACTTGCTTACCGCCAAAATTTGTATATAATAAATATTGAATAACTTTCTGTTTCGCCACAGAACTAAGTGGAGGTTGTATTCCTTAATTAAGTTGGTTTCTATTAGAGTTAGAAATGGGGAATATACTCGGTTATTCAGTTAGGTCTAATAAGTAAGCAAGTAAACCACCTGACGTTGAGACAGTACTGGTCACTGCAACTCTATTGTTTATTAGACTTAACATCTAATTTATGAGTATGTGGGATAACTTGATTTGGAACGGTGGTTAGTACAACATTTCTACAACTGACAGCATCATCACCTACATACTTAACACCTAGTTTTAGCTGTTCGGCACATATCTTGAGACGATTAAGATTTACCTCTAATTTTTTAGCATTAAGCATAAATTCTTGTGTTTTTCTGTGAGCTTGTGCAGCTTTTAAACATTCCTTGTTAAAGCTTTTACCTAACGGTATTTGAAAACTGGCAGTGATTCCATAATTAAGGTTATATACTGTCTGGTCTAATCGTTCCTGTTCTGCAACATATAAAATGTTCCCAGGATTAAGCAACTGGCCTGTATCACTGTCTTTTGCAGTGTCATAAATATTGGTTCGAGAGATTGTACTTCTTGGAAGGGAAAAATTTTCTCCTTTAGTGACAAAGGGAGTGATAGCCAAAGTAGGAAGTTGACATTGTATTCCATTTGAAAATCTATGAGTAGGAAAGTTTCCATTTATTGTTTGATAGCCATTATTGATAACCGTTCCAGATGATGAAGCGGAAGGAGAACTTATTGTATTACTAGTATAAGCAGGACTTGTAAACAGTAGCCCTATTGGGAAAAGATACTTAAGGATGTGCTTTGGGTTTCTATGGTTTGTGTGCGATTTATTACGGAAACTGCATCTAATCCAGGTGCAAGGAAATTTTCGACCAGACTGAAATCTGAGCCTTCCGTCACTATTGTCCACTGAGGTTTGCTTGTTAATTCTGGTGTCACCCATTTAAAATTAACTGCTCCATTGCCTGTATTCTGACTTGCTGTATATGTCGCATCAGGTGAAATATATGAGTCTGTTTTAATATTATGGCCTTGTACTGTGTAACTGAAACCTGTTCTATAGTTTTCAGTAACAATAGTTTCTTGGATCGTAGATACGCTACGACTAGATGACTCCATCTGACCTGTGGTGAACCTTGGTGTAATACTTCCTGCATACGCACTAGGCACTGTAAGAAACAGGCATAGAAACCACCTCATTAATCAAGGCCAAGAGTGATAGTGGACTGAAGAGTTGCAGTTGTACCAGCACCCATATCAGATAGGTTTACTGTCAATGCTTGTCCACTATCCATTGTGATTGCAACAGATCCAACATCACCGCCAGAAATTACAGTATTTTTGCCGAGAAGAGGAAGTGAAGGGACAACACCATTAGTAACTGTGCTAGATAACAAACTTGGAATTGCATCAGCTTCAAGATATGTTTCTGACGCTGAAAAAGCATCACCTGTATTTACAACATTGAAAGAAGTATCGTAGTCAACAGTAGGAACACCATTAGTAATACCAGCGTCAGCTAAATCAAGAGAACCTATCTGACCAGCTACAGTGTTGGCTTTTGGTGTAACGTTTGTACCTGCAACACTTATAGATGATCCAATACGTTCACTTGTGGCCGATGCTCCTAATGTAGATACGCTTGCTACAGATTGGATTGAGTGAGTTATGTCAGCAAAGGCAGGAGTTGATGCCAGTAATAATAGTGGAAGAAGTTTTTTCATTTTTTAGGTTTTGGGTCGATTACTTCAGCACCTTCTATTTTAATAGGTGTTATTACCCT